ATGATAATACAGGATTGTTTGATGACAAAAACAACTATAGCGAGTTCAGTGGCATATATCAAGTAGTAAGTGTAAAAAGCAATTTCAGTAACGGCAAATTTACACAAAAACTAAACAACTTTCGTGTTCGTAACCAGGATACAGTACAAACTACTGCTATTCGTAATGATACTGCAGCACAAACTGCTGGTGGCAGTGGAAATTATCTTACACAATTAACCAATAATCCAAAAGCAGAAAAAGCTACAACTTCTTTGGTGATTCCAAATGATCCACGCTTAAATATCGCTGCAGGAACCAATACGAGTTCAACTAATAATCAACCAACTTATATTGTAACCGATCCACGTGTTGGTATTATTCAACCAAAAAACACGTGGAATGAAGATACAGGAACATAACAACAATGGCAGATACTTGGTTTACACAACAGGAAACAAGCAAAACCGCACCAAACACTATTCATGAAAAAAGTAGTAGTCGTATAAGTCCTGGTCCTTATATCGGCATTGTAAAAAATGTAATTGATCCACTATACAGTGGCGTTCTACAAGTTTTTATTCCTGAATTAGGCGGTGATGCAACTGATAAAACCAGTTGGAAGAATATGATGTATGCTACGCCATTTTATGGTCGTACAAACATTCAAGATGGTAGTAGCTATGCTGGCAGTCCACACAGTTATGGTATGTGGTTTGTGCCACCTGATATTGATAATAAAGTGTTATGCATATTTGCCAATGGTGATCCTGCTAAAGGTTATTGGTTTGCTTGTATTCCTGATTGGCCAGCAATGCATATGTTGCCTGGTTTAGCTGCGCCCGTTGATAAAAGCGGTGTAGCACCTGTTGTAGATCATTATGATAGCAAAGATAATCCACAAGGTCTTGCTAATGTTCGTGGGTTAGACAAATATATTCATGAAGACCAACGTGCGATATGGGACAAGCAAGGTCTTACACAAGACCCTGATCGTGGACCAGGTCGTAGTAGCGCACAACGTGAAACACCAAGTGCAGTATTTGGTATATCTACGCCAGGTCGTCCTATTATGAATGATGATCCTAAACTATATCCTGATAATTTAGGATTTACAAGTGGCGGCACAACACAAAAAGCGCCTGGTCAACTTAGTGGTGTTATGGGTCGTAAAGGCGGTCATACATTTATAATGGATGATGGTGACAGCACTGGTGATAACCAAATGTTCCGACTACGCAGTGCCGCTGGCCACATGATTCTTATGAACGATACCAAAGAGTTCATTTATATTATCAACAGCAAAGGCACTGCTTGGATTGAAATGGATGCCAAAGGTGCTATCAACATATTTTCACAAAGCCAAATGAATATTACTGCTAAAGATGGTTTCTCACTTGAAACACAAGGCAGTTTAAAAATGAAAGGCAAAACTGTTGATATTGTTAGTGAAACAGGATTGAATATAAGTGCTGCTGATATAAATGTATTAGCAAGTGGCACTAATAAAATCAGTGCAAAGCAAGGTCTGCACCTTAAAGGCAAGAACACTTATCTTACTGGAGATGATTGTATACAAATTAAAAGTGATGGACATATTGATGCAGATAGCAGTTGTCATACTATCAACACTGCTGGCGCAACAAAAGCTCAAGAAGCAAGTGAAGGTAAAAAACCTGAAAACATGCCATCTAATGAACCACGTAATAAAAATGCTGCAAGCCTAACAAGCAGTCCAACTGCTAATACTAAAAATAATGCCGCAAGTAATCCAAACAATCCATATGGTGCAACAAATAATTTTGGCAGCAGTGATGTGCCAAACAATGTTGGTAACCAAACCAATAACAATCAACCTATTGTTTATAATAATGGTCCACAAGGCAGTTTACAAGGACAAGGAAGCACTGCTGGCAGCTATCAATCATCTAATAGTAATAATAGTGGAATTAACTGGACAGTGGCTGGCACGATTGCTGGTGCGGTTGCAGGCATTGTGTTTGGTGGTGGCAGCAGTTATAACGTAAGTGGCAGCAATGATAAAAAATTAAGCGTAGGTGAAGCACAAAATAATCCAGGTAACTTACCATATAATAGCAATGATAAATTTGCTGTAGGTTATAATAATAACCTTGCGGTATATGCTAAGCCAGAAGCAGGCATTGCAGCACTTGCACTGGCATTTGATGCGCTTAATATAAGTTCAACTACACGCAGCATTGATATTATTCAAAGTTTCTTAAATGCCAAGAGTAACACTGATCCTAAAGTTATTGATATGACACGATTTATGCATCAGAATTTAGGTATTGTTGCTGATGATTATGTTGCACTACATGATCCTAACACACGAATTGGTTGGGTTGCTTATGCTATACAATATATTCAAGGTAGATTGATTTATACATATGATCAAACAGTAACTGGTTGCTCAATGAGTCTTGGCATTAGTGTTACAGATTTCTTACAAGGGATTCAGCCACTTAAAAAACCATGGCAAAACAATAATGGCTATAATCCACTTAGTGGCTTTGTTAATCCTGCACAAAATAATAATATTGTACAAAAAGGCAACAGTCCGCTGCAAACTATTGGTAATGCACTACAAGGTGGTATTGTTGGTGGATTGATTGGTAGCTTTATACAAGGCAACCAACGCAGTAATCAATCTCAAGTATTACAGTTTGCTACTCGTGAAGAAGCAATGGCTTATCTTAATAATAATCCTAATCTGCCTGTTGGAACTACAATAAAATATGCAGATGGCAGTTCATTTACATTAGGTGGTGGCAGTGTTACATTTGTTGATAACGGTGGTAATACTGTAACCAATACTCAACAATTTGGTGGCGCAACCAATGAAGCACAAGGTGCAAGTGTACGCTTTGATGGTATTATCAGTGGCGGAACACAAGGCAATGGTGGCTGTGCAACATTAGCACAAACATACGCACCTAACCTTGGTCAAACAAGAACTTGGAGCGGTGCTGATCGAATGAGTAATGGAACTGCACAAGCAGGTGATGTTTATATTACTACCGATCCGAGTGGAAAATATACAGGACAAAGTGGCGTATGTCATACAGTTATCTTTAACAATTATACATATGATAGCAATGGTAATATCAATGGTGCTTATGTGACAGAACAATATGTTGGTCAACCACCGCACACTGCTTATTATAGCGCATCACGTACTGACAAATATGAAACATTCCAAAATTTCCAACGTGCAGTAAGCGATACTGCTCCAAGTGGTGCCAATGTTACACAAACACAACAGTATACAAATGTTGATGCACTTGCATCACAAAAAAGCTATGCAGAAAGTGGCAGCCCGCTGCCACCTGTGCGACCAGCAGATAGCATTGCGCCAATTGAAGCAGATGCTGCACGTGATATGAAAGCATCAACAAGTAGTGTAGCATCATATCCTTATTATGATCCAACTACAGGTAAAGTTGTAAACAATGATCCTTCACAGTCAACTTCATATCCTTATTATGATCCTACAACAGGCACGGCTGTAAACGCACAACCAACGCCAGATACAGATTTTAAACCAGATACTACAGATACGTCATATCTGTATAATAAACCACCAACCACAACGGATAACTCATATCTATACAATACAACACCTGTTGCAACTGATACAACATTTGATCGTGATTATGCTGGTAGTGTTGGCAGACAAAATCAACCTATTGTGATTGATAATACTACACCAACTGCAGAACAACAAGCAGGCATGATGGGTCGTGGAGCAACGGTTGGCGACTTTACATATCAAAGCAGTGGCAGACAAGATTCAACAATACCTAATTATGGACCAGCAGCAAGTAATGGCAGACAAAATCTACCAATCAACAGTGATTATGCTGGTGAGAAAAATGCAGAAGAATATGTAAAAGCACAAGCAGTAGAAGCAAATCGTCCTGAACTAACATATGATCAAAGAACAGGTGAAGTTATTAGTGTTGAATCTGCAACGCCAAGTAGTCCTAAGTCTATAGGAACTGATAACTCATATCTACCAATAGAAAAACCTGCTCCTGTAACAGGCGGTGGAGCAGCACCTGGTACAGGTGGAGCAAATGGCGGTCAAGTAACACCACAAGGAAGTAGTAGCACAGGAGCAGGCGGCAAGTCCTGTTAAATATATCTATGGCATTATACAAAGGCTACAGCAGCGTAAACAGAGATTTTGGACCATTTGCAATAACTGATAATGATCTTATCATACAAGATTTGATTAATCACTTAAACATACGCAAAGGCGAAAAACTACATAACCCAAACTTTGGTAGTATTATATGG